GCTGGTACAACAGTCCTTGCAACACCTGGGGCTATGTACTTCAATAATGACACCGTTCCGACCGATGCGATGTACCTGGCCGTCAGGGATCAGGCTGGGGCTAATGTCAACTCGCTGATCACCGTTAAGGTCTACGCGGAGACGAGCTATGCTGGTATTTCTGGCGGAACCTTTGGCAGTGGCTAGGAATACTAGCGAAGATTGACTCGCTGAAATGGCAGACCTCAACGCTCGTATCAAGCCGAAGAAGAGCAGTACGGCTGGCGAGGTTCCTCAGGCTGCGGATCTGGAAGTCTCTGAGATTGCTGTTAACACTGCTGATGGGAAGCTATTCGTTAAGCACACCGATAATTCGATCAAAGAGATCAGTGGCGGCACTGACATCGCCACCGAAAGTATTGATGCGCTTAGCGACGTAGATACCACCACGGCAGCCCCCACGGACGGCCAAGTATTGACCTGGGTTAATGCCAATAGTCAGTGGGAACCTGCAGATGCGGCAGGTGGTGGTGCCACCAGTATTGATGACCTTAGTGATGTAGACACTTCGACAACACCGCCCTCGAACGGCCAGTACTTGTACTGGGACGGCCAGGGTTGGATTCCTAAAAATCTGTCTGGTCCAGCTGGCGTCGCAGAGCAGACTGGCAATTTAACGACCTACCCTCTCCATGGAATTGACGGTTTTTATGCTAACCAAGCTGCCCTTGAGGCAGACGGATTCACTTTTATTGCTAACAGCCAGGACAATGACGATGCGGGGATATCGTTCAACCCTGGCGCCCAGTGGGATGGCATATCATTCCTTGGCTACACGCCAACAAGCCAAAACTGGTTCATAAACACGAACGGCGGTGTGGGATTCGACCAAGGTGGCGATAAGATCTCAACCCTGTCTGGAGACGCCGCCGCCAACTCCTCTAATATCGATCTTTACGTATCACTCTGGTCTCAAGACACCGCAACGCGCCTTGCTGGGTTCAAGACAATCCAGGACGGGGGTGAAGATTGGCTGGTAATCCGAATCGATTTTAAGATTCCCTTTAATTCAGCGTCAAACGGATTCCCAGTTGAGGTTTGGTTCTCCGAGAGCGGTTACATCTCAGTTCGCTATGGCACCAGCGTAGGCGGCGCAACTTTCACGGTCGCAAGTACCGCAAACCTAATTGCCTCCCAGGGAGTTATTGTTCCTGGCACTTCCGCTCCATTTACTAGCCTAACTGCAAATGGCGCCTGGAGTATTGTCTATGGAGCTGGCACTCCTTCTGATCTAGCCCTCGGCGACCTTGCTGATGTAGACCTTTCGACATCGTCTGTAGCTCAGTGGGAGGTACTCATGTACACTGATGCCAATGGCTGGGTTTCGGCCCTTCCTTCGCTAGCCCTTGCTGGTGACTACTATTTTAGTGGGACTGTCACAGCGCCTACGGAGGGTCAAGTGCTTGCGTGGAGCGACACAGACTTCATGTTCGTTCCAGCTGACTATATCTCCAAAGCCACGCTCCAAGCGGAAGTTGCAGCATCAACCGATTTCGCTGACTTCCAGGCGCGAATTGCAGCCCTGTAGGTACCCTAGCCCAGCTTTCGGTTAAAAATGGACATTTTAGAGGAGCTAAAATCTGCTGGTGTCTATCCAACTGGTCCAGTTTCTGCCTGGCCCAGGGACCGCAACGAGCAACTACATGCGTTTGAGACAAAGGTCGTCCACAGCAAGAAAGTCAAGGCTGGCGCAGGCAGGATGGTTGGCGGGCTGGCGAGAGCTGCTGGGCAGGCTATGCGTCACGGCAAGGTATCTGAAGTAATTCGCAATGAGCGCTACGAGACCTGTAAGGCTTGTCCCGCTTTTATCGAAAAGTCTAAGCGCTGCTCCGAATGCGGCTGCTTCATGGAGGCAAAAACCTGGATCGGTGGTGACCCCAACATGCTTTGCCCTTTGAAGAAATGGGAGCGCTGATATGCCCTGCCCTATTGCCGATATGGATAGCTGCCTCAAGAAATGCAAGTGCGTCGGTGGCGCTTGCAATGGCGCGGCATACAATTGTGAAGACCCATGTGGTCCTGGTTTTGATTTCGATTCGGCACGATGCGAATGCATATCGCTATACCCTCCAGGACTATACGAATGGCGCTACTACGATTGGGAGGAGACGTATGCGCTGGAATGCCCTAGCGGCGCCTTTAGTCCGCCCCCTACGTTTGTTGGCGGAACACCGCCAGGAGACCCCTTGGGCCCGATTATTTTCTCCTTTGAGACTTACATTCCACCAGTACTTGTTATTCAGGCGACCGAGCTTGAAGCAGTCAAGAATTGCGATGGCTCTTTCCAAAACCTCCCACTCACAACTGTAGCCGAATTGAGCTATCAGCCAGTGGATGGAGGGAGTATTGCCACTGCAACTGTCACCGCATCGACTAGCAGCATGTCGTTCGGCTCCCCAAGGAAAGTCTTCTTCAAGTTCCAAAATGTCGGCCTGTTCCGTGTCGGTGACAACACTTAGGCATACTACTGCCGTAACATTCTTGCAGGGGTGATCCCTGTTTTACAACATGGCTGAAGAGAACATGACTCCCGAGACGGAAGTTAATGCCTCACCCGCTCCAGCAGGCGACGACATGATGCCTCGCTCGGAAGCAGAGAACCTCCTCAAAGCTCTTAAAGCTGAGCGTGAAGCACGCAAGCAGTACGAGCGTGATCTCAAAGAGACCAAGGCAAACCTTGAGCGCTTTGCTGAGATTAACCCCGAGGAGTACACGAAGCTACAGGCAGAAGCTGCAGAAGCAGCCCGCGTGCAAGCCCAGTTCGGCGAAGCCAAAGAGGCTATCGAGTTGAAGTACAGCAAGCAGGCAGAAGCAGCTGCACAGGAAGCCGCTGCCGCTAAGGCTGCGCTTCAGGAGTACCAGAAGAAGTACGCCCTTGAAAAGGTGTTCTACGCTGCTGGTGGTCGCACTGACGCTGCCGACGGTGTAAGCTTCTTTGACATGATGGCACAGCAGGTTGGCGGTAACTTCCGCCAAGAAGCCGATGGCTCCCTGACTGTTGTCGATGCCGCTGGCGACCCTGTCCTTGACAAGGAATCAGGTAAGCGCATCTCCGCCTCTGACTACATTGCAAGCTACAAGCATCACCCGATCTACGGCACCTTCTTCAAGGGCGCTAAGGGTGCTGGAGCTGGCATTGGCTATGGTGGAACTGATGCTAACGGCATGCCGATAGAGGATCTGTCTGGCTTAAGTGCAGATGAACTCTTCCAGCGTGCATTTTCTTAGGTTGGTATGACTGGGATCTGGTATACTGTAAATAGCTACTCTACCTACAGTGAGACAATCCCATCACCCTTTGTACCGCAGGTGGCGCAACATGATAGAAAGGTGTCACCTGCCTTCTCATAACTCCTACCCCAACTACGGGGGTAGGGGTATTTTTGTGTGTGAGCGCTGGAAAGAGTCTAAAGGACGAGGTAGTCACCAGTGGGCTCCAGGATTCCTCGCATTCCTAGAGGACATGGAATCTACTTTCGAGAAAGGCCTGCAGATCGAGCGCATCGATAACGATGGTCCCTACAGTCCAGAGAACTGTCGCTGGGCTACCGCTAAAGAACAGCATGCCAACATGCGTCCTAGGCGCAAGTACGGGACTTACAGGCCTGTCAGGCTCAAGCGAGAACGGAAGCTTCCCCGCTGGGTTTACAAAAACAGGACTGGTGGCAAGTATTACGGGTTGATCAAACATGCCGACAAAAACCATAGAACAACGTCTTATACCAATCCAGAAGATGCCTATACTGCTGCGCTAGCTCTTCGCCTCGAACTTCGCTGGCCCGAAAATATAGTTTAGGCATAATAGGTATAGCAGCCCAGAAGGGAAGTTCCGAGATGGAATGGACTGGAAGGGTGCGATTGTCGAGATGGTTGTGACAATCATCGAAACGCTAACACCCAATTCTTTGTTCATTTCTACTTAAGAGGTATTTTATCATGGCTTTGACGCTTCTTGAAGCTCAGAAACACGCCACCAGTCCTCAGGAGCTGGCAGTCGTGACCGAGCTGGCCGCTGGCCCCCTGCTCCAAACCCTCCCTTTCCGCAACATTGAAGGCAACGGCCTCTTCTGGAAGCGTGAGGAAGCTCTGCCCGACGTGGGATTTAGGAACTACAACGGCGCCCTGGCTGAGTCCTACGCTGAAGTGAGCCAGCAGTCTGAGAGCCTCAAGCTCTTCGGTGGCGACATCAAGGTTGACCGCGCTATCGTGGACCTCGAAGGCGCTCAAGCCAAGGCTTATCAGATCCAGTCCCGCGTTCGCGCAATGCGCCTCGCTTGGGAAGCTCTGTTCATCAACGGCGACTCCAACCAGTCCCCCTCCGAGTTCGACGGCCTGGCCGCTCG